GCCATCTTTACTTGTTACTTTTGGCATCTCGTTGCTCCTTTAACGTTTTCCTATTTTTAGGATTACGTTTGTATTTAGTTTTTGCTTTAGACATTTCTAGTGTAGCCTAAAGTTCCAGATCTACCGAATGGCACTCCAAGCTCTGCATCTTGCCTAGCTTGAGAAATTAATTGTCTTCTTCCACCAGTAGCTCTAGCTCTTACTCGTCTTGAAAGTTCTTGCTTTTGTTTTGCCTCTGCTTTTTCAGCAGCTTTTTCTCTTGCAGAAACATCAGCTTCAACTGGAGCAGGTGGTGGTGGTGCTTTTGGTTTAGATACTATTCCTCCCATAAATGTTCTCCTATTGTTTTAATCTACTATACATAACATAATCATGCCCATCTGGGCCAAATTTTTGTTTTATGCCATCTTTCGTAAATAACATAGTTTCAATCCATTTCAAAGCATCTTTATTAGTCAGATCCACAGTACACTCAATCCTTCTTAAATTGAATAAATCAAACGCATTATCAAAAAAAGCTTTAGTAGCTTTATGAAAGGGTAAGGCAACTCTGATATTATTTAGTTCTTTGCTTGGTATTAGCCAGGCTTCTGCAACTCCTGGAAACATATTAATTAGGCCAAAGGATACAACTGGTGTGCCATAATAGAAACCAGTGTAAGAAGCATTATGAATTGTATTTTTAGCCAGGTAACTTTCATAGTTTGGAATGTAATCAAAATACTTCTTCTCATGTTCTCGCAAATTTATCAACCATAAATGTTTGGGGTGGAAAGGTGTAATTTTTTTATTGACACCATCCAGGCCCATTAAGTTTTCAATATGCTTGATTTGTAATTCTACCATAAATCAAAATCTAGTTTAGCAAGTGCAGCTCTTACAAATCCAGTTTGGTTTGGTCTAGTTAATCTTCTAAATTCTCCACCACCTAACAAACAATAACCCAAAGCATCTCCAACGTGGGAGTGTTGATTTTTATTTGGCTGATCTTTAAATCTTTCCTGGCCAGATATTTGTACTCGCTTATAGTGATAACCTCCTGCTAAAGATTTTCTAGTTCTGCTGCATCTGCTATCAATTAAAAATCCTGGTTTGCCCTGGATCAATCTTGTCATAGGAGCTGCAACAGCTTCACGTCTAGTTTTAAAATCATTCGTTGCAGTTGGCTTTGCCATGATCCCTAAACTTTTTAAATGTTCAAACGCAGTAACTTCATAGATCTGATCCCTGGAGCTACCTGCAGGATCTCCCCATATTGACAAATCAAATTTTGGAAATTTTATTTCTATTTCTGATTTTAATATTTGACCAAATCTTTCTAGGCCCATATCAAAGGTTACTAATTCATGCAGCACGTGCCATCTACCATTACCAAGTCTTTGAGCAAAGACAGCAGCAGGAGTTAAACCAAAGTCTAATCCAATTACAATCGGTACACCAGGCTCTGGTTCTAATCGTTCAACACACATTGAGCCATCATCATATTCACTCCATACAGGTTTGCCATCTTGTACAAAAGTATATTTACCTTCAGCATAACATCTAATCCAATCTTTAGATTTTCCTGCAAGGATCTGTGTATAATATCCATCTGGTAAATTATTTATGTTTTCTGCTTTTTCATTTTCTTTCCACCAACTTCCTGCAGAAAAAATAAATCCATTAGCTTCAGGCATCTCTGGTAATTCATCCTGGACAACTTCTCTTACTCCTCCAGGCTGCTCATAAAATTTCCAGGCAAATTTTCCTTTTGGTAAATTTCCTTTTTTAGAAATATCATACCACCAATGATCGTCTTCCATTGGGTTTGTATCCATCCATACTCCTCGCCAAGATGGGCCACCATCTGCTTTAGAAGGATACCTTCCAACTCGGTGTGTTAATCCATCAATAACTTGTTTAGGTAATTCTCTAGCTTCATTTACCCAAGCTCCTGTAAGTTCTAATGATAAAAGTTTTCTAACATCTTTAGGCTGATCCAATGCTAGGAATATAACTTCGCAATCAATTCCTGCAGCTCCTTCTCTTGCAGGTAATTTTATATGATGAGAAATAGGAGGCGACCATCTCATGCCTCCCCAAATGTTTTCTGGGAAAATTTCTTGCCAAGTTTTAATTGTTGTAGTTCTCAGCTCTGGATATGAGTTTCTAACAATTACAAATCTTGAATATTTAATTCCATCTTTTGGAGATGGTTTTTGTTTTACTGCACGCATAAAAACTTCTGCAGCACAAGCATAAGATTTACCAGATCCAACTGGCCCAACTAATCCTCGGACAAAACTATTGTCCTGGAGGAATTCATAAACAGTTGGAGATTTTTTGAAATTAAATTTTAGATCATCCATATAAGCTCTATCAACTCAATAACTAATAATCCTGCAAGTAGTAAAGCAAGTATGGTGTGATAAATATTCCAAAGTAACCATTGTTTATTTTTTTTACGCACCTTTAAATTCCCTACATTCAAATTTTATTGCTAATCTTTGTTCGTTAATTTTTTCTATTCCAAAATAATATTCATCTTGTGATAATACTTTTAAACTTTCTTGTGAAAAAGCATAGCCTGCTATTGCACAATCGTAATGACTTTCAAAAGTATATCCAGGAATATGATGGTCAGTACATTGGCCAGTAATCATGCTGCATAAATACATAACCAAAAAAAACTTCATAATCCATTCTTTCGCATATTATCCAAGTTCTGTCTATGGACTTCTCCTTCTAGGAAATTAAACAGAGCTTTGATCCTGGTATCATCCTCAAGTCTTTGACCATTAAACAAATGCCTTAACTCATTCTTCTGCAGGCCGATCCTCGTTGCCAATCTCTTGTCGTTGGTCGCTGTCTTCAACATCAATGCTGTGATCTTGTCCACTTCCTGTTTGGTCATTTTCCTTCTTGACATATTTCATCTCCTTAATTTCAACTTTATCTGGCCCTTCAATCTTTATACCAATAACTGCAGGTTTATCATTATCTGATTTTTCCTGTTCTAATAATCCTGCTGCTTTGGCTACAGTTTGTAAGGTTCGGATTTTATCGTGCATCTCCACTTCAAAATTAGAATTTTCTTTTCCATAAACTCTAATTTTTTTGATAGATCGCAAAGCTCGTTTAGGAATATCTTTGATTTCCTTTAATCTGATTTTACCTTCTTCCCAATCAATAATATCGGTAATATCGGATAAGGATAGATCTACCAGTTCCTGGGCCACTGCATCCTTATTGTGGTCTATGACTTCGCTGCGTTTTATTCTTTTTTGCAGCATCCTTACTCCACCATATTTTACAACAGGATGGGTTTTATCGCTTTTTAACTTCGCCATCTTTCTCCAAATGTATGTTGTCTAAATTAGTGTTAAATAGGGTTTCAATATCCTCCTCGTTTTCAACATAGAAGAAAATCGTTTTTAAAGGCTCTGGAGTGGTGTTTTCACTTTCCTGGGCCTTTGTACCCCATTTAACAAACTTTACCCTTGTAAGCTTCTCTATGGCCATTAAAAGGGTATATTATCATCCATGTCATCTGCAGGATTGCCTGTAGCTTGACTATCTGGTTTTTTCCAAGGTTCTTTGATCTCAACAGTTAGGTATTCTTGTTCCTTGGTGTTGCCTCTATCATCAACCTTTTTATCTCTCCAGTTTTCCCATATATCAATATCATACTCGCCTGGCTGTAAAGTTATCGCTTGTTCTAGCTTAAACTTTTTCCACGAATATTTTGGGCCTTTGCCTTTATCGTTTTTGTATGCTCTTAACTTTAAAAAAGTCTTTTGCATTTATCCTCCTAGGTTTAAGTTCATAGATCTCTTTGATCCATGTTTTTTCAACAGTTAAATCGCCATCCACATCATCCTCCTCATCTGGAGTTTCGCCTGGAGCTATAGCAGCACACAGGGTTATTTTATCTGGTGTTTCATCTACGATCCAACCTAATTGAAAACTTTTAGCAGCTTGCATTGTTTTTACATCTGAAATCTTTTTCCATCCACTTTCAGCTATTGATACAGCATCATTCCACAAAATTAGAACCATTTTTTTTTCTTTTATGGAATAAGGAAAATTTTTTGAGTAACCCCCATACGTACTATTGTAGCCAGGGGAGGCATATACTGCTTTTTTTGCACGTGCCTTATTTTTGCCACCACCCTTATTTTTATTTTTCCTAGTATTTGTCATGTTCTAAAATTAAATCAACGTTTAGATTTTGTACGCATTAAAGTTTTTTCCTGTTAATCATTCTCTTTACCATAGTTTTCACATCCATTGGAGCTGTATTTTGGCCCAGTAAAAAGCTTTTAAAGAAGTTTATGTGTCCTGGTGCATCCTTCATTGGTTCTTTCTTCCTAAACCAAAGCAGAGCTGCTTTCATTTTCTCATAGGTTTCCTTATTTACTTCCAATCCCTGTTCTATCATCCTGGCTGCCTCATCCTCCTGCTTTTGATTGTATTGAAAGTCCTTGCCATAGACTTCCATTATGCAATTTTTCATATACATCATTAAAGTTCTATTTAGCTTATTATCCCTTATATTATTATTAACGTTATATGATACGTTACGTGCAACATCAGAGGTTTCCCTGTCGGCAACATCAGAGGTTTCCAAACCTTTAGTATTACGCAACGTGGAGGTTTCCTTAACCTGTGGAGATCTGTTGATAACCTTGCTGCCTGTGGAAATCTTGTTCATTGTTTCTTTAGCTGTTTCCTTCTCCTGGATCGGCAGCTCATGCTTGGCCAAAGATACATTCTTCCTGGCCATGCTCTCTGTAGTCTTTGGATCATAAATGATAAAATAGCAGTTCCCTTTCTGGCCCTTAAATTCCTTCCTGGCATATTTAACATACTTCCAGTTTATAAGCTTTCTAATGTACCTGGTAACAGCTTGCCTGGACACGTTCAGATCTTTCGCCAGTGTCGCCTGGTTGGGCCAACAAATGCCTCTAAAGTCAGTGTATGAGCAGAGAGCTGCAAGAACAAACAAAGCCTGCCTGTGCTGCTGCAATCGTGGATCTTTGTAAGCTCTAATTGGCAAATGGATATACAGCCTATAATCAGTTGGAGTTTTTTTCTTTGGCATCTAGCTCTGTTTTTAATTGTCTATAAACTTCTTCATACGTGATTTGTCCTTTACCTAAATATTCATCACAAATTTTAATAATTCTGGAGCAAACGTCTTGTAGTTGCCCTTCTCTTTTTATTTCTACGAGCCAAACTGGATCTGGCCCTCTGCTGTGCGTCATATTTAATTTTCTCCAGATATAGCAACGTATCCACTATTTCTTCCTGGGTATCAGTGATCCACTCTTTCAGAGGCTTTTTCCTAGCCTGCATTGTGATCCTAAACTTGGCCCTGGATTTGGCCTGTTGCTTGTTAATTATTTTCCTTACATTTGTGTAAATGATGTCCTGGCGACTAGGCTGCTTTTTTTTTGCCATGCTTTTGCCTCCAGGTTCTCTCAATTAATTTTTCAATAAATTTAGAGATTGATCTCCCATCCTTTGAGGCAAGCTCTTTTAATTGTTTCCTGGTGCTTGGATGCAGCAATAATATCTGTTGTTCCATTGGTTTTTTTCTCCTTAAAAAAAATTTATTTATAGTATTGTAATCACATATATAACTGCTATATATATTATGTAAGTGATAAAAAATAGAACATTTCAAAAAAAAACAATCAAACAAGGAGAGCAAATGAAAAAGAAAAAGAAACCTATCCAGGTTGTTTATAACAATAAACCAGATCCAGTAGTTAAGGTTACAGAATATACCTACACTGGCGAAGGTTTAAAAATGACCAAACAAACAACTTACAAAGATGAGCCAGAGCCTAACAAGGAATATCTTTTGACAGGTGGCCCTGGTGTTAAATGTATTGCTAATGGCAATACTTGGAAAGAAAGCGAGGTTAAATAATGGTAAAAATCTACAAAAGCAAATACAGTGATTACGAAGTTCCTGCTTTAGATCACAAAGATTTAACAAAGTTAGGAATTGAAAGTAATGATGTTGAGTGGAGCAAGTACACTGGAGGTACTCACAAAGAATTCTACTCAAAAACTGGCAACGTTCCAGAAATTATGAGCAAAGCAACGCAGATCTGGAAAGACGAATGGGTGCAGCAAGGTTGCAAAGATGAAGGCACTTGTACTGGTGGTAACTCTATCCAGGTTTATGTAATCCCAAAAAAATGCAAACACCCATACAAATTAAACTTGGCAAAATCTCCATGGGTTCAAGGTAATGTTAGCAAGGCAGCTAGCAGCAAGGGAGCTTTGGAGTACATCAACAACCAGTTGCAGGCTGTTGTTGGAGATCAAGTTAAAGCAACTTACTATGATGGATGGATGGACTAATGGAAAATATGTACCAAAGAAATCACAAACAAGCTTTTGAAAACGCAAAATCCCAGGGCATGAAAAACCCTGGGAGTTGGATGTATATGTATTCAAAAGACAACTATGATTTTTTCAAAAACATAAAATTCAGAAACTATGAAAAATATAAACAGGAGGTTGCGTAATGTTAGAAATAACTAGAATTACCCAGGACAATCTTAAAAAAACTTTTTATGTCCAGGGCCTGGGCAAATATCTTGTTTGTAAATACAATGATGACAATCATTATGTAATTTACAAAAACACTGATAAAAATTATTTAACCAATTTAACATTTAAAACTTTGGATGATGCTTTACAAAATTTACATGACAGAATGATAGATCATTCTGTTTATTCAGATCTTTGTAAAGATAAACATGGTACTAGAGCTGCTTGTACTTCTAGTGATGTTGAAGTCTTCAAGTATGGTTCAGATGAAGAAATCAAAAAATTAATGGAGGCTGCATAATGAAACATGAATACCTAGTTCAAACAAAAGTGAAAGGCTCTGCGATCCAGGGCCTTCACACTGTGAGCATGAGTGAGAGCAAGCTCCAGGAAATAGTTGGTGGAGTTATGATGTACAAACTTAACCAGGAAGGACAGTTAAGAACAACTGTTGTAAATGGTGGCAAATCTTACGAATTATTTGCTATAAAAATAAAACCAGTTAATTCACAATCTGGGATTGACAAATAAATATATAATAACTATATATTAATTGTGAGAGTTAAAAAAAATAATCAACAAACCAAGGAGGCTGCGTAATGGCAATTAAAAAAGCAAAGAATGGTCAGATGCTTGAGTACATAACCATCAAGATCAAAGGTGGTTTCACTTCAAGAGAGCTTGCTGCTCTAGCAATTTTAGAGTGCAGTGTTTATCAAGATAAATTGCAAAAGTTGCTAAACAAAAAATACACATACAATCAAATAGTTTCTTTTGCTAAAGATCAGATTGAGGACAGTGGTTATGGTTGTGTTTGGGAAAAATACAGCGACAGCGAACACACAGAGGAGCAATTAGAGAGTGTTGCAAATTGGTTGGTGTTTCTTTCTGGAACAAAAAAATTAGATAACAAAAAGGAGGTTGCTTGATAATCAAATATCAAAAAAATCTTTCTACTGGTTACAGCAACTGGAAAAAAGATTTGGAATACAAAGTTCCAAAGATCTCAAATAAAACTGACAAGGGTAAATGGTTAAATGCTTTTGTTCAGAAGTTTTTTACTGGATCACATGACTACAATTTTGTTGGTAAGATCCACGTAAAATTAAAAACTACAAACTTTCAAATCAACAACGACTTATCTGTAATGGTTGCTTGGTTTAAAAACTTGAAGAAGTTAAAACAATATCATTTTGTTGGAGAAGTTTTTAACGCACAACTTTACAGAGAGCAATACAAGGAGGCTGCATGAAATATCAATACGTTGATGTTCAAGATCTTGAGAAGCTTAACAAAGCTGCCAAGAAAAAAAATAAGAACCACTACCTTCCAGATTTAATCCTGGAATATTTAAAACACCAGTACAAAGCAGTGCTAGTTAAATTCTACTTTTTACACAATGAGGTAGAAAACAGATTGGTACTTTATGGTGGAGATAAATACCAAACTTTAACTTTGGATGTTGATTTCAAAGATATGAAGTACGTTAAAACTGGTTACACAGAAAAAAAGGAGGCTGCGTAAATGGCATTACAAGGAATAACAAGTACAAGAACCCTGGGCCAGGAGGAGATAGATAGCATAGAGATGTCTATCAAAATTGCCAAAATGAAAAAAGAAAAAATTAAAGATCTTTGGGTTGGCTTTGGTACAGTTACTGAAGTTGCCAAGGGAGCTTTCATTTTTAAGGATGGAGATTATTCATGGATGACTTAAAGAAAAAAATAGTCAAGCCAGAGTATATTAATTCAAGTATCGGAGCTGTACTCAAGTACAGCTTTGATACCTACAAGGAGCTAGAAGTTTTCTTCTTATCTGCTTTGGCAAAGTTTCAAGAAAAAAATATAAAAACAAAAGTGATTGGTAAATCATTAATTGTATTCACAAAAAATAACCAGGAGGCAAAAAATGTTGATGAGCAAGTTAAATCCCAGTGATATTCAAATGCGTGAAATCATTGGTAAAAAAATTTTTCGTAGAAGAAAACAACTGCGATTAACC